CTCCCCTCTTCTACTAGCAATGCTGATTTCTAACAAATACTTTGTTCATTCTGATGAGCGTTTGGTAATGCTGAAGCATAATCAGGTGAATGAAATTAAAGCAAGGATTAAACAACATATGAACACTCACAATTACATTGATGTGCTGAAGATAATGCCAGATGACATGGTGCGTAAATTACGATTTTATCCTACTACTGATGGCTTTGATGGTGTTGTGAATCACACTTATCAAGTGTTTAAATCATTTGCCACTACTACACAATGGGGTGTGGTTGTTGATGTTGAGGATTATATTATTGGGTCAGGTGTTTCTGCTGCTGATATAACTTGTTATGATGATAAAACAAACACTATAACATTTGTTGATTTCACTGTCAACATGACCATGTTTGTTGATAAGGTCCAAACACTAGAAAAGCAAATAGCAAATAGTGACATGTGTGAAAAGCTTAGGTCCAAGCAAGCAACCATCAAACATGCTGTTCATGAGATAGAAAGGGGAATGTGCACATACACAAGTTCTATCATGGCTAGGTCAGGGTCAACTGATCTCATGTCACAATTTTCTGAACTAATAGCATTGTCATCCTATGCCAAAGTGGATAGATTTCGAGACATGCTTAACAAAATTGTGAAGCCTACACTGATCAAAGAAATTATCAGGCATAATGATGATATACATGTGTTGCAACTGGATTACAATGATGATGTGGTTAATGAGAGCTTTCTAGACAACAGTCCCGGTAATCATCTAAATGCTCTAAATGATGTTAAGTTATCTAATGATATAATGAGTGTAATGTCATTGCTTCAATGCAAGTCAGATGATCCATGTGGTGCTGATTATCTGGTTTGTCCATTAGGTAAGTCAATTATGGCCAGGGCAAAGATGATAAAAGCACTTGGTGATCATAATACCCCTTTCTCCCAAGTTTTGTGTGCAGCATTAAGCAAAACAAATCATGTCACAGGCAAAGTCTACTACGCCAATAGTTCAGTGTCTGTTTTTGATTGTGCTATAAAATCAAATATCACCAATAACATGTTCAAGTCAAAAGGAAAAGGAAAGAGTAGTAAAATTGCACACTTGCTTGCTTCTGATGATGAGTTTGTTTATTCATTTGGCCAGCCAGATGATGAAGGTGTGAAATGGTCATTTAACTTAATTTGTGGTGTGAATTATGACAAGTTTCTTGAAAGAAGCACACGTCATGATAAGAGAGAAGTAGTCAAAGACAAACTTAGACAGGTTCTTTTAAATGATATATTGTCAGCATCCAAGCTCAATTCTGACCAAATTTCATGGGCATCATTGCCATCATCAAATATAAGCCCATTAGCTGGGAAACTTCGTGATGTGACAAAGAATCTTGTCCAAGAGCAACACATGGGAATGAGACAGTCTAATTACACAGATTATGAATCCACTAATCATTTTAGTTCTATAAGTCATTCATACCATCTTGCCAAGACAATTGGGAACATGATGAATAGGAGGCTAACTGATTACCAATTCAAGATATCAACAACATCTAATGATATGTCAGGAGTAGTTGTCATGTCCCACTCATCCACTCTTTATAAAGCATCAAATATAGGTTATGATTATTATTATCTATGTGATAGTGGTGACATGTCTCATACAAAAGGAGAGATGATTAATGATGATGTTGGTCATGTTAAACAGAGGAGCATGTCAAAATCAGAAATTAATTGGCTTGCAAAACTTCCGTTCATATCATTATGTAGGGTGATGAGGCAAATTGAACATATGTTTGTATCTGTACCAGATGAACATTTCACTGTGCCAGAACATGTAGCATCTACTATACCATTAATGATAAACAGGCAACAGTTCTCAGCATTAAGTGATTTGAATAGGTACTGTTGTGCTGCTCTTTCAGGCTACAGGACAGATAAAATTGGTCCACTAGGAAAACTGCTGGGCCTGTCCTGCTATTCAGCTAGTTCAATGTGCTATGCATTCAATATGGTCAAAACATATATCATGGGTCAATACCTGAAGACAAGTAGATTGTATTCTGAAATATCAGATCCATCAACAAACATGATGATAATACCAATGCCTGAATTGTTCAAACCTAGGAAAGAACCATCATTTAATGTTGATTATTATTTCACAGCAAAGTTGTTTGAGAAAACAAAATCAAATAAAACAACTGCAGAAGCTATGGATTGGGAAGGGCTTATTGATGAGTTAGATTTATTTAACAAAAGTAAACAATTGTCCCATACTAAGGGCTATGGCAATATTGCTCAAGGAGTGTTAGCAGCTGCAATTGATGCTGATGATTTAAATATTGTATCAGATCAACTGCTAACAAATGCTGAGCTTCAAACTGAGATTAACCTTGGAATAACTGACTCAATATTGTTGGGTGTAAATAAGACAAGATTCAACTGGTCAATGTGGGCATTCCTGGTGATGATGATGCATTCGATGCATGGTCGCACTCTTGACAACATCAAAGGCCCTCACAATATGTCAGGTGCCACTGAATTGTTCTTTGTCCCAGCTGGAGCTCTTGTATCATCTGCAGGTGCAACTGAATTATCAATACCTACAGAGAAGAGGCAGACAATCAGAAAAGTCACGGCAACAATTCACCTTATATCATGTTGTTTGAACAATTCAATAACTCAGCAGAAGGAGAGCATTAAAATTTTATCAGATCATAGTGCAAATTATCCTGGTTCACACATGTCATTAGGCCTGCTCACACTGTGGATAGTGTTAAATGATGCAAAGTTACCTGGTGTAGTCTGCCGAACAGAAGATAAAGATCAGTCTGGTTTTGGTAGAGAAATATCAGCAATGAATTCAGTTGGGTTTACCATGACAAGATCATTGGAGTTGCACATGAAACTTATATCTCTAAATTTTCCTGAAGACCTCATGAATGAGGTTGACAAAGTGAACAATGCATCACATCTTGTTGATCAATATTCTGATAGATCAGATGTTGTAAATTATGCAATTGACAACTCAAGATTTGGCCCAAATCAGCTTATGGCAAAATTTAAAATGACAACTGCTGTGTGCTGCATGGCATCGCATGATGAGAAAGATTATCTATCTAGATTATTGAGTTTTAAAATTATGGATCACACAGCATGTTTGATGGAACACAAGCAATATAAGTGCCCAGGAAATTTGCTTTTAACAATGTTGGACCACACTAATTTACCTAACCTATTTGCAATAAACCCTAACACATCTATTGGTAGGTTATCATCAAAGTTAATGGACATGTTGCATACACCTAAAATACCAGTATCATTAAAAATTGAGTGTGGGATGCCTCAAGGAGCAATGGGAAATCATAGCTCTATAGCATCATCTGCAATCCATAAGTTTGTTGTTGACACTCTTATAGAAGAGGAGATAGCACTTGCTGCTGATGCAAGGGTGACAAATGATGATAGCTTGATGATGGTTCAACTGACACGAGATGAGCATAAGCTTGCTGACAAAGCACTTCATGTGCTGTGTATACTTAGGAATGCAATGTCATTAGGAGGACAGATCATCAACCCTGTGAAGAGTGTTGCATCAAGAAGCTTAGCTGAATTCAACTCCACTTGGTTTTCTAAGAATGGTTATGTTATACCATCAGAGAAGATAATGTGTTCGAGGATAACATGTGGAGAGGGACTTGTACCCAGAGTTGATGCATTAGTTCCTACTGAGTCGGGAATAGATTGCTTACGTCAAGGTACATCGTTGATGTGTGCTACACTAGTTACTATATTAAATACGTGTATCTATATGACCCAATATAACCTATGGAAAGTGTTTTCTGACCTGGGAAAGAAAGCTGTCCCATTAGATTTGCTAGGTGTGCCATATATAGATTTAAGTGACAATATGGTGTCAAAGATGACACATTATGTGAAATCATATGAACCTGCTTTAGATCAGAACCTCCTTGATAACAGAACATTGTTGAGTGCTCTAGTTGCAAGTCTAACACTTACAATGTGTGGAGAACCGTTGCAACCTGACAATGCAGTTCTGTGGGCATATCTTCCTCCACCACCTGAGTTCACAGGGCTTATGACAAGTGTGTCAGTACCGAATCAGGTATTGAGAGCTGTAAAAGAGCTAGATTACAATGAAAATGTTAAACTAACGCAATTACCTATATCAACCTACACTAGGCTAGACACTATGTTGTCAAGTGCAATAACTAATTCACTGAATGATGCTTGGGAACATCTTAATACTCAGCACATTCTGAAATGGACCAGGCCACAACAAAATCAAGAGTTTGGGAACATCAGAGCAACAAAGGAATCTTTGATTGCTAAAACTATTGTTGGTCTTCAATGGAAGGGACAAGTCAGGTATAGTTTTAAACAAATTCATGACCTTGTAAGAGATAAAGTGAGACTTACAAAAGCAATATTAGATCACTCAGATTTGATGCCAACTAGTGGCCCTATTCATGAGTTATACAAAGATAATCTGGTGTGTGCACTGGAAGGCCTGGCCAATTCTCAAGCCAAGAGAGCTTGTTATTTTAAACTGACAGCAGTGCTAAATGATTTTAATGAGAATGAAGATGAGGATATGAAATATAAACTGAAATCAGTGCATGTGCAATCATATTTTAGACACATGCAATCATCCAGACAAATAGATCAAATTAAAATAAGTGGAACAGAGAATCTCAAGCAGGCATTGAGCAAACTCGATAATGTTCCATCTTCAGTCATGATTCCTCAAGTAGACATGATATCAGCAATAAAAGAGATTTCAGTTGTTGAACGAGCAATGAGGTTGAGTGAAGGAGCATTTAGGCCTATTGGTGGCAAATTCATGAACGTTACGAGATCAAGTAGGGTTATGATGAGTTCATTTCTTGATGACATAAACAGATTCAATAGATTTAAAGGGCAAGTTTTTACAATGATAGGTAGTTGGTTTACAGAATACAGAGATGTGTCTCTTGATGTGATCACATACAAAAATTATCTGGCTATCAAGCCATCAGAAGATTATAAAAACACAGGTTTGTTGTCTGAGTTACCCACAGATGATTATGGTCAGGATTTGAGCACTTGGACCACTAAGCCTTTGCACAATGCACATGATGTTGCAATGTTATACAATTTTCTATATAACACAGCTTGTTACATTAGATTCAAACTAACTTGTTCTGTGGGTGATCTCATGCCTCAGCTTAGGTTTACAAGTAAAGCATGGCATGGTACAATGTATAACAGTTATAAGATTTACAATACTCATGCACAGATTAAGGTTGGCATGTCAAATAGCATCAGGTTAATCATGGTAGTAAATAGGACAAAAGTTTATAACTGGTACAATTACAGATACACCTGGTTGTGTGAGACACATGAAGTGTTCAAAGAAGATCAAGTGGTGCCAGATAAGTTTGCAAATATCACACTGCAGAACATGGTTATGTTAGTGTTAACAAATAAGTATGTAAGAACAGGTTCTGAACATGCTGTTCCTGGTTCGAGAGTTGATACCATTAGGACATTACGATCAACCAGTGTTGTCACATTTGAAAACACTATATTAGGACACTCATCATTTTTAACCTCATCATCACTCATGCTTCCTTTCAAAATGCTTCCAGTTATATTTCCTCACATTGAACCTCTCTCCATTTTGCGAGAACCAATTGATGGAACACCTTTCAAAATGTTTGTTGAAAAAAGAAATCTGTCACTTATCAAACAACAATGTCTCATATTCATCAGCCTTGGCAATGACATGTTGTCAAAAAAGCATCTTGATGAGAAACAAAGCCTTGAATCATTTCTGCATGATAATATGCGAGAATATGAAATGCATGAAGCAGCTCATGAATGTGTGTTGTCAAAAGGTAATCATTATGGGTACCTTGATATGAATTATAATAATTTAGTGGCTGAAGCCATGTTACAATATATTTATTTGATGGCTAATGGGATGTTGCATATTAAGCAACAATTGGGAATAAATTCTGAGTTTACATTAGCACATCCCCCTCATACTGATTATGAAGTTGATGATGAATATATTGATAATGAGGTTGATGGGATGATTGCAAGAGATCTGCCTGAAGCTAAACCAGGGACTTATGAGTTTTTTAAGTTATCAATGAACAACATGCTTGAGAGTTCATTGATGGATGAGGAGTTAGAGGGAGTCACATTCACAATGCCTGATGTGATAGATGAAATCGAGGAAGGTGATGATGATTGGATGGACATGATTGAAGATTAAAATTCAATCCCCATGTCATCAAGTACCTCAATGTCATATTCCTTTGATAATGTTGCCATGACATTGTATGCTGCAGCATCCTTGGCAGCTGCCTCAGTTTTGGAATAACCAAATTCTGTCACAGACCCAAATTTCAGTTTGCAAACATAACCACAATCTCCTCTGTTACGAACTTGCACCATCATAGTTGTGACTGCTGTCTTTGACAAATTCCATTCAACAAGTATGTTATAACAGCTTTTGTTAGGCATTTCGACATAAGTAACAGACATGTTTTGTTTTGGAAGAGGGGAC